CATTGATTGTAAATATATTAGCTGTTTTAATTTCTTGAATTTCAAATTCTTGAGACATTGTAGTATTGGTAATTCCAGCTGCACCAACACTAACTCCTGTTACACCTGAGAATGTAACAAAGTCACCCATAACAGCTCCGTTAGAAGTTGCTGTAACATCTACATATGTTGTCCCTGATGTAAATGAGAATGTAGCCGCTATCGTAGTAGATAGAGGTGTAACATCATAATAGTTGTTATCGTAATAAATATATAATTTTCTATCTGTGCCGATTGCACATAATGAGTCTCCTGCTAAATCGTTATAGTTGTGAATATCTCTTGCTACTCCAATAAGATGTAATGGTGGTGCAACGTTTTGCCAACCACCTATCTTTTCAGGGATTCCGTAACGGAATCGCATATTATCGCAATCAGTCCAACCGCCTTCGGCTCCGTATAGTGTATCTTGTTTATTAATACCGGGACGTGGAAATTTAACTTTAGTTATTGGCATAAAAAACTTACATTTGTAAAATGCAAGATTATATCACGCTTTATACAAAGCGGAAGTCCTAATTATAGTCTTGGAAAGTCGCCTAATGGTCTAGATTTTGTATCTATATCGTAGGCATATAAAGCAGCTAATTGTTCAACAGTAGAAACTGCATTAATTAACGCTTCCATATCATTAGATTTAGATCTAACCGCAGCTCTATAAGTTGCAACATTAGCAGGTATAGCAGCTCCAGATTCAGCATTTCTAATTACATACCAATCTGTAGATTGTAATGCACCTGCAGCTTGAGACTTGATTCTAGAAACGTGGTTTGATTTTAAACCTTTAGTTACAACTTGTTTACCTTCTTGATCTAATAAAGGAGTACCATCTTTATTAACTTCGTTTTTATCTTCTAATTTTTTAGCAGTAGCGATTCCATAAGTTGCAGTCACTTGACCATTTGCAAATGCAATTGTTTCAGGACCGTTGATATAGAATTGTTCGTCTTTTAAATTAGATGTATCATAATTAACATCATATAAGCCATTAGCTTCTCTTTGAGCTTTATCCCAGACACGTGCGTGTTCAAATGGAATAAAATCTGTTAGTTGAGAACTAACTTTAATTACCTGATTATTTTCTACTTTTGCGAACATATTATCTCCTTATAGTTTATTGTTAGTTTTATGTCTAGTAGTAATTTTCATATATTATCTAGCAGTTACTGGCGTTCCATCAGTTAAAACGAATGGGTTTTCTGCGAATGCGGCGTAAATGAATGTTCCACCAGATTGATTAAATCCAGTATATGTACTTCTTAATTTAAAACCATTACTTAAAAAATCAAATAATAAGGTCCCTGTTTCTTCTGCATTATTTAAATTAGGAAATAATCTTTTATTTGCTACGTTATATGTATCTCTTTTATTATCCCACATATACCAATTTTCTCCATCAGCATTTGTTTGTTTTATTATAAGGAAAGCAGGTTTGAATCCTGTATAAATAAATGGACCATCCGCAGAACCATTACCTGTGTAAGAAGCAAATTTAGAATATCCTCTTATTTCAGCAAAGCAGTAGGCTATAGTTGGAATACCAGAACCATAAAAAGACTGATCCATAGTAAATACAGAACTTGTAGGTGTAGTTGAACCCCAACAAGGAGTACCGGCACTTCCAGCACTTGTAAAAAGCAATCTATTAGCATTACCTATACTAACATGATAAATATCCCAGTTATAAGTAGTTGTTCTTGCTTTCATTATAATCATTTTTGGTACTGAACCAAGACCATGACCAATAGTTGCATTACCACCAGATATTGTTGTAAAACTCACAATACTAAATCCAGCTGTTGTATTAGCTGATACTGTTGAAGTAACAGTTCCTTGTGTATTTGATACTGTTGAATTTGATGCTAGCCAGTTCCATCCAACATAAGTTGCTCCATTTGCATTACCTATATATGGAGAAGTTCCTATTGAAAATCCATCTGAATTAAAACTTGATATAGCATTAGCATCTGTAGATTCAGCTGAAGTTCCATTTGAAAATAAATATTTAGTTCCACCTCTTATAAAATCAATCCAAGATTGTTCATAGTTTACACTTCTAGATTTTCCCCAAACTAAACTTGGTTGAAATCCAACACCTGTGATTGTTTGTGTTCCACCATTTCCAGTCCAAAGAACTGTATTAAAATAACTCGCTCCCTTATCAATTGTTGAAAATGCCATAGTTCTAACCGTAAGTATTTAAATTTTTAGTACACAAAGCGTAATATCCGCTTGGAACTGCGTATGAGAAGTTACCATATCCAGCGCCGTCTGCATAGCCATTAGCGGAATACATTGGAGAACCAAAGTTTGCTTGTATTGTTGTTGAAAATATTATGCTAGTTCCAATAAATACAGTTGAAGAAGTAATACTTGATGGTAAAGAAATAGAACCTTGAGAAGTTCCGTTTTTATAAAATATAACTGTGTTAGCAGTTTTGTCTAAAGCAATTCCAATAATATCTCCAGTTGTATATGTAGCACCATAAGCACCCAAATTAGAACCATCAACCCATTTTTCTCCATTGGAATTATACCATACTCCTGAAAATGTGCTTTGTGCAGAACCACTACCACCACCAGTAAATGAAGTTACTCCTAATGTTGCATAGTTAGCACCACCAACTGCAGAACATTTAAATTCAGCATACCATTTACCAGTATCAACTCCTATTGTATTAATTTGTGTTGCCCAGCTTGATGCACCACCTACTGATTGTTGTAGGTTTCCTTCACTTAAAGTTGGTGTAACAATACCAGAACCCCATTGTGGTAATGGATTCCATGTAGCAAAGTTATTCAACTCCGTATCCGTGCTCTGATCAACCGATGTCAAATTATTAACTGTAAATGTATTAGTATTACCTGAACTATCTGTACCTAATGATGCAGAGTTTGCAAATTTAAGATAAAAACCATTCGTGCCATAAGTACCTGCGTAAGGAATTGGATACCAGACGCCAGAGGAATTCGAAGCGCCGAATGAAGAAGGTGTTAATGCTTGACCGTCTACAAAATGAAATTCTGATAAATAACCGCTGTAATAATAACCATTTGTAAGTTGTCTTCCTATATATTTTGCACCACTTACACAAAGAGGAAAATCACTATTTTGAGTAATAGTATTAGTAGTTGAAAAAGTTATTTGAGAACCATTTATATATAATTTTAATCTATTAGCATTTGTTGCTTGTGTTGTATCAGCTACTATTACTAAATGATACCAAGCTGAAATATCTCTATAATATGGTGTTCCATAAAATGTAGCTGTTCCTGATGTATTCCAATATTCAAATTCACCATTTCCTGAATCTATTCTTATACCTGCCTGACCACTATCTCCTAAAATAAATTGAGTAGTACCTATAAGAGATTTTTTTATCCACATTGACCAGGTTCCTATTTTTGTATCTGTAGGAGTTCCATAAGTTCTATTTAATGAATCAGAACTACCGGAATTAAATCTCAACGAATTAGTAGCAACGCTTTTTACAAGCGGCCACGTTCCGTTTTTGATGGAATTGAATGCATCACGCAATCTCCACACTCCAGCTGCAGCGCTAGACGTTGGGGTATTTGCTGGACCGATGATTCCTCCGTTACGTTTTGCCATAATTATCTCGCTGTTGTAGGTATCGCTGTTGCTGATACGAATGGGTTTTCAGCAAATGCCATGTAGATATATGTATAACCAGAACCATTTTGATAAATATCACCAACTCTTAGTTTAAAACCATTTGATAAAAAATCCATATCATAATTAGCTGCGTCCGTAAGTTCAGCACCACTTGTATTTGGAAGTAATAAAGCAGTAAAAGCAGAACCATTTGCTGGTTGTCTTTTGTTATCATTTACTCTCCAGTTAGTACCCGCACTAGAAGAACATTTTAACACAATATAAGCAGGTTTAAATCCTGTGTATACGAATGTTCCATCAGTTGAACCATTACCTGTGTATGAACCAAACTTGCTAAATCCTTTTATATCAGCGAAGCAGTAGGCGATATAAGTTCCGCTATTAGTATTTACATCTCCTGATGTACCTATATAAAATACTGATGAAGTTGGATTATTTCCACTCCATACACTTGGATCTACTCCACCACTTAAAGCATTTGTAGTGTTTAAAGTAATATATTTATTTTTCATATCAGTAGAAGCAGCTTGAGCAAAAACTTGCCAAGCACCAGTTGTACCTCTATTTTTAACTATGATAAATTTAGGTGTAACACCTAAGCCATGACCAACAGTAGCACCATTAGTTCCGTTTCCAGTATAAGTTACAACACTAAATCCACTTGTTGTATTAGCTGATACAGTTGATGATATAGATCCTGCTGTATTAGTAGTTGTTGAATTAGCTGCTAGCCAGTTCCATGCTACGTATGTACCACCACTATTATTTGTATAAAGATTTTTATAAGTTGCATCTGTACCATCTGCTACAGTAAAACCATCGCTTGTAAATGCACTTACATACCCATA